TTAGAGAGGAAATAAAATATGTCGCAATTTGAGAAGAGAGTGCAACTCAATAAAATTATTGAGAGCCAACTTCCAGAGTTTCTAGTTGCCGATTTTCCAAAGGCAGTTGACTTCTTCAGACAATATTATATCTCCCAAGAACATCAGGGAGGTAATGTTGATCTGGTCGATAACCTCGATCGTTATATAAGAGTCGATAACTTAGTTCCTGAAGTTGTTGTTGGTAAAACAACTCTTTCCTCTGATATTACTAATACTTCATCTACAATTACCGTTGGATCAACCAAAGGTTTTCCCGATGAGTATGGTCTATTAAAGATTGATGATGAAATCATTACCTATACAGGTAAAACGGACACAACTTTTACTGGTTGTATTCGTGGATTTAGTGGTGTTACTGGATATAATGTAGGTATTAGTAGTTTTATTAATGATGTTAATAAGCAGAATGTAATTTTTAGTACATCTGTTGCTGCATCACATACTGCTAATAGTGATGTCACCAACCTCAGCGTTATCTTTTTACAAGAGTTTTATAAAAAACTTAAGAGGACTTTCACACCTGGTCTTGAAGAAGCTGATTTTGTTTCTGATCTTGATGTTGGCAACTTTGTAAAAAGTGCAAGATCATTCTATCAATCTAAGGGTATTGCAGAATCTGTAAAAATTCTGTTCAAGGTCCTTTATGGTGTAGAAGCACAGGTACTTGATCTTGAAGACAGACTGATAAAAGCATCAAGCGCAGATTATATTAGAAGAGAGGTTGCAGTTGTTGAGTCAATTTCAGGTGATCCATTTGGTTTAGAAGGTCAGACAATTTATAAATCCAATGATACTTCTACCAGTGCATCTGTATCTGATGTAGAAATTTTTACTAGAAATAATAAATCATATTATAAACTTGGATTGTTTATTGGATATAATGAAAGAGATTTAATAGAAGGCATATTCAAAGTTCCAGGTTATAGTAAAGCATTAGAACCTGCATCTGTCGGTGCGGAGGTAATTTCTGTTGACTCTACGATCGGTTTTCCAGAATCTGGCACTGTAATCTCTGGTAATAATACTATTACTTACACTTCTAAGAGTGTTAATCAATTCATTGGATGCTCTGGAGTTGTAGAGGCAATATCAGCAACAGACCCAGTTCGTGCAAATGAAACTGCTTTTGGGTATGAAGGTGGAGATATTAATAAGAGAGTTGATGTAAGACTGACAGGCGTATTGTCAGAATTTGTACCTCTGGGAGAAATTTCTTTAGTAGATGTTGGTGAGGAGATCTTTGTAAAAAATATTGGTGAAGTAATTGAAAATCCTCAGACAAAAACATACAAGCAAGTATTTGCTAATTCTTGGATTTACAATACAGCATCAAGATTTAAAGTATCATCAATCTCAGGTCCAACTTTTACATTGATGACTTACATTGATAAGTCTTCTCTTAGAGTTGGAGATGAAGTTGATGTTCTGCTTAGAAATAGTGAAACTGTAGTATCAAGTAATGCTACAGTCAATACAATAAATCAATCATTAAATCAAATCACACTCAGCAATCTTTCACCAACTTTTGTTGCAGGTCCAAATACTAAGTATGATATTCGTAGAAAAATTAGAAAAGTAACATCATCTTCAGTCAGTTTAAATCATGGAAATAATGCATTTATTTCTGATATTTTGAATGTGTACACTGATGACAATTCAACCTTTGGTTATGTTGCATCTAATTCTTTACCAAATTATACTATTAACGATGAAATTATCACATCAAGTGTGCCAAATGGAAATGGTGTAAATTTTGGTGACTATGATAGTGTAAAGCAAGCATATTCAATTATTAAATTCCCATCTAATGTATCTTTCATTGATGGTGATCAGGTTGTATATAACTCAGACACACCTCTACCTGGATTGAATGTTGGAGAAATTTATTATGTAAGAATCGTTGCACCAAATCAAATTAGATTATATGTATCTAAATCTCTTCTTTCTGGTACAGCATTTGTAACATTTAAAGCAAATGGATCTACATCTTCACACAAATTTACTCTCAAGCGTCATAGAAACCCAATCTTAGATTCAAATAAGATTCTGAGAAAAATTCCAATCACAAAAAACTTACTTGATAAGGTTGGATCCAAGAGAAATGTAGGTAATATTGGTGTTTTAGTTGATGGCGTTGAAATTACAAGTCCAGACTCTAGAAATAGCATTTATAGTGGACCAATATCTAAATTCGAAGTCTTCAATGGTGGATCTAATTATGATATAGTCAGACCACCCAGTATTAAAATATCTGCAGGCATAGGAACAACTGCACTTGTAGAACCAATTATTATTGGTTCAGTTAAAGATGTATTGGTAGATCCACAGGACTTTGATATTGATGATATTCTTAATATCACAGTAACTGGTGGAAATGGATCTGGTTGTGTTTTAAAACCAATTCTTGGTGATAGATTCCGCGAGATGGAATTTGATAGTCGTGAAATTGGATTCAATGGTGGTATTGATATTAATGATGAAACAATCAGTTTTCTTCAACCACACAATCTTGTAAATGGTGAGCACATCATTTATAATCAAAATGGTAATAATCCACTCCCAATCGGCATTTTTGATGATGCTGCACAAGCAATTACTGATTACTTGGGAAGTGGTGATGAATATGTTGCTCAAGTCGTTAATGCATCCACAATCAAACTTTATAAAACCGATGGTGATGCTCAAGCAGGAATTAACACAATTGGATTTACCACAACAACTTCAGCACCTGGTATTCATAAATTTAGAACTCTTTCCAAGAGAACTCTAAGATCAATTAAAGTTTTAAATGAAGGTTCTGGATATCAATATCGAAAGTTGAGAGTTCCTTCTAGTGGAATTTCTACAGAATATAACACACTTACATTTGAAAATCATGGGTTCTCCAATGGTGATGTTGTAAATTATTCCACAAGTGGAACAGTTGCATCTGGATTATCGACTTCAAATAGATATTCTATCAATTTGATTGATAATAATAGTTTCAGATTAATTAATGTTGGGGTTGGTGGAACTGTAACGACAGATCTTACACGGGAAAAATATGTAGAATTTGGTGACAAGGGAACTGGATATCATATTTTCCAGTATCCAGAAATTGAAATTAATGCCAATGTTTCATATGGATCCTCAATTAAGGGATCGTTTACCTTTACTCCTATTGTAACTGGACCAATTGTTGACACATATTTGTATGAAAATGGTAGTGGATATGGTTCAGATATATTAAATCTTGAAAAGACTCCAACAATAACTCTTGTTAATGGTAAATCTGCACAATTGAATGCAGTTGTATCTAATGGAAGAATTATTGATGTTCAAGTTTTAAGTAAAGGATCTGAGTATTTTTCAACACCAGATCTTATTGTAAGTGATGGTAAAGAAGGAAGCGGAGCAATTCTTAGACCTGTAATCGTCAATAATCAAATCGATAGTGTCATTATTATCAATGGTGGTATTGGATATGATGAAGCATCTGTAAACATTCAAATTAAACCAAGAGGTGCTGGGGCAATATTTGGTATTAACATTAGAGAATTAAAAGTAAATGATGCTCAGAGATTTGGAGAGTATGCAAAACTGAGAACTCCAAAGATATTCTCAAACTTAGAAGAGAATAATACTGAAACTGGTGTTGTTTATGGAATGTATGGTTATTCTGAGGATCTTGCAAACTTCTATGGTGATGATGGACAAGATCACTCACCTATTATTGGTTGGGCGTATGATGGAAATCCAATTTATGGTCCATATGGTTATGATGATCCAGAAAATATTCAATCTGGAGTTGTAATTCTTAAGACTGGATATGAATTAAATGCTACTGTAGTTAACGATAGACCATCAACATCAACATTTGATGCTGGATTCTTTATTGATGATTATCGTTTTACAAACTCGGGACATCTTGATGAACATAATGGAAGATTCTGTAAGACACCAGAATTTCCAGATGGAGTTTATGCTTATTTTGCTGGAGTAACTACCAGCATTACTTCTAATAAGTTAGAACCATTTTATCCATATTTTATCGGCAATAAGTTCAGATCTCCATTTATTAGTGAAAATAGCATATTAAATCAATCCTTTGATTTCAATAATTCTAATCTTGTCAGAAATACGTTCCCATATAATGCAAATAATCCTAATGCAGGATATGATTTTTATACAGAATCTTATGAAGATTATGAACAAATCAGTGAAATAGAATCTACTTTTAAGGGTAATATTACTGATATAAGAATTGATGATGGTGGTACAGGATATAGGATTGGTGAAGCAATAGATTTTGATTTCACAGGAACGGGCGGAAATGGTCTCAGAGCGGAAGTTTCTGAGTTAGTAGGTAAAGACATCAGTGCCCTCCAAACAACCTTAAACAGGTACGAAAATAGTGTTCTGGTGTGGGATACTGACAATCAAGTATCTGCATATTTTAGAAGTGGATTTGATTTAAAAAATAATGATACTGTTATTGTTACTGGTCTTTCAACATCAACAGCAGGTCTTTATGGATCTCAAAGAATTGGATTGACCACAGAGACTGTCAGTCTTGCTCAGTCAATGACATCATATAATAATCTTGTTGGTGGAAAATATGAAGATATTGTTGTAAGAAATATTCCACAAAATGTTTCTATCGGTGGAAGTATTGTTATTGGGACTGAAACAATGAAGGTCCTGAATAATTATTATAATGGTGTTATTAGAGTAAAGAGATATGCTGAAACAACTGTTGGTCATTCAGATGGATCAACAGTATCAATTCAGAATGATAGATTGTTATTATCTGCTAAAACACCCAAATTTGAGTCTAAGAGAAATGATCTTGTATATTTTAATGCTAAAGATTCCGTTGGTCTTGGAACAACATCTGGTGGTGCAATAAGTAAAACAATTACCGTTAATCAGACATCAACAAACATTTCTATCCCATATAATGCAATCTATCTGCCAAATCATCCATTCAAAACTGGACAGAGAGTTACATTTACTAAGTCTAATCTTGCTGGTGTAGATTCTTTGATTGTTGGAAATGATGATACTTCATTGAATACATTCTTTATTCCAGATACAAATACTTTAACATCTGACGTTTATGTAATCAACAAGGGTAGAAACTACATTGGATTAACAACACAAATTGGGTTGACGACTAATACATATGGTTTATTCTTCTACAGTGATGGCACTGATAATTCTGAATACCTTTTAGAATCCAATTTCTCACAACTTACTGCAGATATTGATAGAGTAACAACGGTCGTAAGTACAGGATCATCACATGGTTTACAAGGTGGTGATGAAATTAAATTAACTGTCAGACCAAATACAATCGTAGGTCTTGGCACTACAGCAGCATTATCATTATCACTTGGGACCGAAGATAAAACTCTTCTTGTCAATAGAGTTGGTGTTGATTCATCCCAATTCAGTACAGCAAATAACACAGTTACAATAAACAATCATGGATATAAAACTGGAGATAAACTCTATTACACCAGTACTGAAGTAGCAACAGGTCTCTCAACAGGAACATATTATGCTGTTGTAGAAACTTCTAATACATTTAGACTTGCTGAGACTAAGTATGAGAGTAATCCAATTACAGAGAAAACAATAAGTATTGCTGGTGTCGGTAACTCTGAGCATTCATTTGCATTGGTAAATCCAAAGATTGATGTTGTAAGAAATTCCGATCTTAAATTCCTTGTACATGATCCTTCTCTCAATGGATATCAATTAAAGATTTACAAGGATAATGATTTTACCAATGAGTACATCACGTCATTTGATGATTCTAATTTCAACGTTGTTGGTGTTGGTACCGCAGGTCTGGGTATAGCAGCACCAGCATCTGTTACTCTTAAGTATTCTGACAATGTTCCATCAAAACTGTACTATACTTTAGAAAAGTCTGGATACATTAGTACCTCCGATATAGATGTTAATCAATATTCTCAGATAGAGTATGTTGATAGTGAATATAACGGAACATACAATATTTTTGATGTAACTAATACAACATTTACAATTTCACCAACTACCACTCCTACAGTATTATCATATGATGATGATCAATGTGATGTCTTAGAATATAATACAAAGTCATCTACTGCAATAAATGGTTCTATTGCAAAAGCAAAGATCATCTCTGAAGGTTATGGTTTTAACCAATTACCAAAACTTTCTAAGATAACAACAGTTGATGGTAGAGATGCAAATGTTGTTGCAATTTCAACATCAGTTGGAAATATAAAGAACGTTAGAATTAGAGATATTGGATATGATTATTCTTCTGACTTAACTTTGAGACCAGAAGTATTTGTACCTCCAGTAGTTGGTGTTGATAACTTAGATACAATAGAATCTTTTGAGATCTTATCCTCTGGTAAATATTATGTAACTCCACCCAACTTACTGGTAGTTAATAATGTAACTAATGAAGTTGTTGATGATAGTTCTTTAATTGCAGAAGCACCAAACGGTACTATTTCGAATATAATTCAGATAGCACCGATCTTTGGTCTTAAATCACAACCACATAGAGTTGTTGCCATTGACAACTCAAATGGTGTTGGAATTTCAACAATGACCTCAAATACTTCAGGTATTGTTACTTGTTATTTAAATACACCTCTGGTTGGTTTTAATGTTCCACCATTTAAGACTGGAGATAAGATTTATGTTGAAGGAATTGAATTAGATAGTTCCGATGGAACAGGATTTAATTCTGCAGATTATGGACATAGACTGTTTAATATTACTTCATATGTAAATAGCAATCCAGCGATACTTGAATTTAGTATTGTTGATGATAGTGGAATTGGATTAAGTACCAATACTGGAATTGCTAAGACGGTTCAATCTGGATATGCAAATATTGTCAATGAATCAATTTATCCATCAATTGAGATTAACAAGAAGAGGGGAGTATTTTCTGAAAATGAGCAACTCTTTATCTCCCGCAACGGTAGTGGATTTATTGAACAGAATGTCTTTGTTACTAAAGTTAGAACTGAATACATTAAAGTAAAAGGAAGATTTGCACTTAGAATTGGAGATAAAGTAAAAGGAAAAGTAAGTGGTGTGATTGCTGATATAACAAGTGTGAGCGAAAATAGATCCAAGTATAAGATAGATTATTCTTCCAAACAAGAACTTGGATGGAGAAAAGAAACTGGTATGCTTGGTAATGATTATTATGTCGTACCAGACAATGATTATTTCCAGAATCTTTCATATTCTATTAAGAGTCCAATTACTTGGGATGAGTTCTCAAATCCCGTAAATGGTGTACTTCATCCAGCAGGATTGAAAAACTTTGCTGATGTTGGAATTACTTCATCTGCAAATGGTTCAGTTGGTCTTGCCGGAACAACATCTGCAATCGCAGTTCTTGATATTATTGAAGAAAAGAGAGTTGATACCATTAACTACTTTGATACTGTTACAGATTCCGATACAAAGACAAATCCAGAACAGTCTAAATTCCTGAAGTTTAAAAATAGAAAACTAGCAAACTTCACTGAATGTAGAACCAATAGAGTTCTTATTCATGACGATATTAGTGACAAGTTCTCTAATAAAGATAACCAAGATTTGTTCCTTGAAGTTGATGACATCTCTCTAATCGACACTAACGTAAGATATACTATTCAAATTATTGATCCAGATACGTCAGAGTCTCAACTTTCTGAATTGGTAGTTCAATCTACCAATACAAATATCTTCTTATTTGAAAAATTTACTCTATCAAATCTACAGAATCCTAACAAGTTGGGAACATTTACTGCAGAAATTGATAATTTCTCAAGAAAAACCTTAGTTTTCACCCCAGAAGATCCATTTAATAAAGATCATGATATTAAAGTTATCAAGAAAACTTATCTTACATCCACAAGTGGAATTGGTACACAATCTGTAGGACAAGTAAGTATTACAGGATCTAATGTTAATGGTATTGGTACTGTCGGCACCGCCACAAGTATTGGAAATCTTGTCAAGTTCCCTGAAGGAGAATTCAACTCATTATTTGCTAGTGTAGAAATTACAAATTCAGTTTTAGCAGAGACTGAATATATTGAGGCAATGTTAAATTATGATGGAACAGACTTGTATCTTAGTGAGTATTATTTTGATACTCAAACATTAGCATATAGTGCTTCTACTGTAGGAATTTTAACTGCGAAGTTAGAAAATGGATTAGTCAATCTGAATGTAATCAATACAGATGATGAATACACAATCACTGCTAGATCCAATATTGTCGGATTTGGTACAACCTCTGTAGGCATCGGAACATATAGTTTCTTAGTTGCTGGACAGTCTTCTGGAGAAGAATTCTCTGCAAGAAAAGAATCAACTTATGCACATGGAACTGGTCCTATTAGAGTTGGAACTTTTAGCACTATTAGAGATACATCAGTATCTTCTCTTGTAAGAGTATCTGCAGGAAGTACAATAGTAATGCATCAGGTTGCAGCACTATTCAATATACAAGAAGAAGAAGTTACAGTTACTGATGGACCATTCTCCGCTGTTAATACAACTATTGGAATTGGAACATTTGTTGGAGAATATAGTGGAGGAAGTAATTTCTACGTTAACTTTATTCCAGATGCAGGATATGATGTTGAACTTCAATCTTTTAATGAAGTAGTAAACACCTTTAGTGATTTTGATAACGAACCAGATGAATTGCAATATGGATCTGCAAATGAAGAAATCTTCTTAACTGCGTATGATGGTATCAATGGTGATAGAGGAAATAAAGATAACTTTACATTGAAGCATGATGGAAATGTTATTTACACTAAGGTATTCAATCCAGCACAATCTACACAACTAGATCTTTCAACTGGTGTATTCACTATTCAGGATCACTTCCTTAATACTGGTGAAGAATTGATTTATAAACCAGATTCTACATTTGTTGGTGTTGCTGCTAGTGCCGTTGGTATTGGACAGACTCTGAATAGTGTAGGTGTCTTGACTGATAGACTTCCAGAAACTGTATTTCCAATTGCTCTCACACCAGATACATTTAAGTTATCTACAAGAAGAGATTATGCCAATATTGGAATTGGAGTTACATTCACAGATACTGGTGCAGGAAATGCACATAAACTTGAGATGACTAATAAGTTATCCAAGACTGTTATTTCTCTTAATGGTATTGTACAGCAACCATTAACCTTTACACCTATCAATCATTCACTTGCATACAATAGTGGATCAATTTCTGCAGGTATTGCAACATTTAATATTACTGGTATTTCTTCAGTTCAACCCAGAGATATTCTTAAAATTGATGATGAATACATGAAGGTTGTTGAAGTTGGTGTAAGCACTAACGTTGGTGGACAACTTCTTGGACCTATTAATGGTGTTATTGTAGCAGGAAGTGCGGCAACATTCCCAACAGTTTCTGTTATTAGGGGAACATTTGGAAGCACTGCAGCATCACACACTGACGGTGCAAATGTTCAGATTTATAGAGGATCTATCAACATTGTTGAAAATAAAGTTTACTTTGCTGAGGCACCAAGAGGCAATACAAGAGCAAGGAGAAATGCAACTAACATTCCTTATGCTAAGACACAATACTCAGGTAGAACTTTCTTAAGATCAAATTACGATACCAATATCGTATTTGATGATATTTCTGACCAATTTACTGGTGTTGGAAGAACATATACAATGTCAGCATCTGGTTTGAATACTTCTGGTGTTGATATTGGTAATGGTCTTGTATTGATAAATGGTGTATTCCAAACACCAACAACTATTAATAATGAAGGTAATAATTACCAATTTGTCAATGATAATATCGCAGGAATATCCACAATTCAGTTCACTGGTATTTCTTCATCAGATGGCACAAAGATTCAATCTGATTTCGATGTAAATCAAAATCAACTTCCAAGAGGTGGTCTAATTGTTTCCTTAGGTTCTACTCCTGGTCTTGGATATGCACCACTTCATGGAGCAGAAGTAAAGGCAGAACTTACTGGTGGAGTTATAACCGATGTAATTGGTGTTAGTACTTATCAAAATCCTGTTGGTATTGAAACTGCAGATTATAATAAGACAACAGGTGTTATTAAAATTGAAACAAGCACCAATCACTATCTGAAGGGTGGTGATAGAGTTCAATTAGTTGGTCTTCACTTTACTTGTGCTCAAGCACATGCTGGAGTCACCACAACAATCTTCCCAGATCACGATCGCTCATTTGATATTGTAAATATTCTTTCCAATAGAGAATTGGAAGTTCAGGTTGGTCCTAGCACAATCGCACATAATTATGTTGGATTTGGTAGTATTTTCCAATACTTTACTTTAAATACTGGATCTGGATATAGAGGACCTGTATCTATTGGTGTTACTGATCTTGCATTTGAACATAGATTTGTTAGATCTGCAGCAGATTCAATTACCGATGATGCATCAAATACATACACACCAACTGCAGCATCATTTACTTCGCATACAGGTCAACTGATACTTACAATTCCAGGTCACTCACTGACTACTGCAAACACAGTTGCTATTGATACCGAATCTTTAGTATTCACCTGCTCTGAGGATGATTTCTTAACTGAACAATCATATCCAAGAGCAACTGATCCTGTTGCAGGTATTCAAACTGCTATTACATCAGTAACTACCAATACTATCACAGTCAATGTTGGACCAGCTGGTGGTGCAGGACAAGGTGCTGCAGTTTCAGTAACAGTTGGTGCAGGTGGAACTCTTGCATTTAGTGTTGATCAGGGAGGCACTGGATACGTAAATCCAAGAATTATTATTCCAGAACCAGTATATGAGAATCTTTCTATTGAAGGTGTTTCTAGACTTGGTATTGGTACAACCACTGATACTGGAAGTAACTTACTTATGAATGTTACGATTGGTGCAGCAAGTACCAATGTTGGTATTGGATCCACATTATTTGAAGTTGATTCGTTCAAGATTACGCGACCTGGTTATTCTTTCCAAGTTGGAGATGTATTTAAAGTAGTTGGTCTTGTAACAGCAGCACATCTTAGTGAACCAATTGAAGAATTTAAACTTGAAGTTGTTGAAATCTTCAATGACAAGTTTTCATCTTGGTCATTTGGTGAAATGGATTATATTGATAATACTAAAAATCTACAAGATGGTAAGAAGAAAAGATTCCCACTGTTCTATCAAGGTGAACTGCTAAGTTTTGAAATTGATCCAGATGATCCACTTTCTGGTGCTATTGATTTGGATGCACTTCTGATTATATTTGTAAATGGTGTTCTACAGGAACCTAAGAAGGCATTTACATTTACTGGAGGAACGTCTTTCCTCTTCTCTGAAGCACCCAAAGAATCTGACGATGTAGACATTTTCTTCTATAAAGGTCAAGATGGAGTTGATATTAGTGTTATTGATGTCCAAGAAACTGTTAAAGTAGGAGATAAACTCCTAGTTAGAAAAAATCCTCTGTTCCCATCAACATTATCACAGACACGAAATAGGACATTGTTTGATATCTTAGGATCCGATATAATTGAAACTGATAATTATGTTGATATTGGTATTGATGAAACCAACTTCAAACCATTAGATTGGACTAAGCAAAAGGTTGATATGTATATTAAGGGTGATGTTGTTTATAAGACAAGACCTGTCTATGAACCAAATATCTATCCGACAGCAAAGGTTATTGGTTCTATTGATGATTCTGCTACCAATATATTTGTTGATGATGCACAATTCTTTAACTATGAAGAAGATAATTATGGAGTTCTGATTAATAATGTTGATGCTTTAGTTGTAGACAGTAATGATCCAGTTTCTGCAGCATTTACAGCAACTGTTGGTACCTCTGGAACTATTACTGCTATTACAGTTACAAATGTTGGTTCTGGATACTCTGCAACTGGAACTATTCCAATTAAGTTTAGTGCTCCAGTGACTATCGGTACTGGTATCGGAACTGTTGCTGCAGGTGAAGCAACCTTAACAAATGGATCTGTCTCCAGTGTTTCAATTACTAATATTGGTCTTGGATATACAAATACAAATCCACCACAACTAATTACAGTTATTCCAGAGGCATCAACTGAAGAAATTGATAATATTTCAAATGTAGAAGGATTTGCTGGAATTATCACTGGAATAAGTACAACTACTGGAACTGGCGGTCATGGACTTGCATTAAAAATTAACTTTAATGCACTTGCTAGTGATGCTAATGATCTTGCAGTTGGTTATCCAATTTTAATCAGTAATACTAAAGTTGGTACTGGAGTAACATCCGTTGATAGTGGAGATGGATCAACTGTTGGAATTGGAACAACATTCCTTGATAATGTTTATATTGTCCATTCCAAGACTAATCAAGGACCAATAGCTGAAATTACTTGTAATATTCATACAAATAGTGCAGTAGTAGGATTAGCAACTACAGGGTTCTATAATCCACTTAATGTTGGTTTAACAACTTCTCTAGGAACCCTTTCTTGGGGAAGATTATTTAATTATGATAATCGCAGTCAACCAGTTTCATTTGGAGCAACAGGGTTAACTGTTGATGCTGAATTAAGTACATTCCCTACAATTCAGAGAAGGGGATATGGATTGAAGAATAATGGATCTATTAGTGCCCGCTCTACCATATAAATACATAAAAAAAGATAACAATGCCAGCACTTGTTACTGATAAATTTAGAATTCTGAATGCCAGTAATTTTGTAGATTCAGTTGATAATACATCCAATTCATATTATATAACTGTAAATCTTGCAAATCCTACTGCCGTTGGATTTGGTAGAACTACAACTTGGAATACATCACCCCCATCTCCATTGGATAGCATTTCTTCTAATGCTCATTCGGGCGATGTCTCTCTTTATGGTAAGAAAGTTTCTTCTGCTAATATTCGAAGAATTATTAGAAGAATTGATTGGGTTGCAGGGACAAGATATGAAATGTATCGGGATGACTACAGCATTCAAAATCCATCTCCACTGACAAATGCATCTAGATTATATGATGCAAATTACTATGTAATGAACTCTGATTTTAGAGTTTACATCTGTATTGAGAATGGGTCTGATGGAGATACACCTAAGGGCAATGTTTCTCAAGATGAACCAACATTTACTGATCTAGAACCTTCAAGAGCTGGTGATAGTGGTGATGGATATATTTGGAAGTATCTGTTTACAATTTCACCAAGTGACATTATCAAATTTGACTCCACAGAATATATAACTGTTCCCAATGATTGGGCAACAAGTACAGATCCACAAATTAGAGCTGTTAGAGAATCTGCAGACTCTTCTGTAAATTCAAATCAAATTAAGACCGTATTTATTGAAAAAGGTGGATCTAATTACTCAAATGGATTAGGACAAGAGTTAGATATTATTGGCGATGGAACTGGTGGAAGAGTAAGGGTTGATGTTGTTGGTGGAAAAATTACAAAAACTACTGTTACCTCTGGTGGTAGTGGATATAGTTATGCTTTAGTTGATTTGGGTCCATTAAATTCATTTACAACTGGAACAAGCGCAAAGTTAGTTCCAATAATTCCACCATCTAGAGGTCATGGATATGATATCTACAGTGAATTAGGAACTGATAAAGTTCTCGTTTATGCAAGATTTGATGATTCCACTAAAGATTTTCCAGTAGATACAACATTTGCTCAGGTTTCTATTGTAAAAAATCCAACTAGTGTTGGAACCGCACAAGTATACACAGAAAATACTTTTAGTGGATTGAATTCACTGAAATTCTCTTCAGTAACTGGAAATCCAGTTGTGGGAGAAAAGATTCAACAAGGTGTAGCAAATGGAGTTGGTATTGCGTTTGGATATGTTGCATCATACGATACTGAGACCAAGGTTCTAAAATATTTCCAAGATCGATCTCTGTATTTTAACGCAACTACTTTTGATCAGCAAGATTATGTTGGAATTTCTACTAATGGTAGAGCATATCCATTTGAATCATCAGCAAATCAAATTTCAGGACAAACTTCTGGATTCAGTGGATCTATTGATACAGGATTTTCTGGAATCACAACAAATCCATCTGGTCAAAAGTTAATTAACCTTGGTGTTAATTTCACAGCAGGGTTGGCGTCTCCTGAAATAAATAAAGGGTCAGGGGATTTAATTTATCTGGACAATAGACCTTCTATTTCTAGAAACTCGCGCCAAAAAGAAGACATCAAAATTATACTGGAATTCTAAACCATGCCACAGAAGACTAATTTAAACGTAAGTCCTTATTACGACGACTTTAATAAGGATGATAATTTTTACAGAGTTCTTTTTAAACCTGGATATCCAGTTCAAGCGCGAGAACTGACGGGTCTTCAATCGATTTTACAAAACCAGATAGAATCCTTTGGTAGTCACATCTTTAAAGAAGGTTCTATGGTGATTCCTGGCGGAATCACTTGTGATAATAATTTTACAACAGTTAAAGTTTTAAATAATCATCTAGGTATAGATATAACCGTTTATCTAGATTCACTCGTTTCTGCTAATAATGGCAGGGGTGCTCTTGTTTCTGGTCAATCTTCCGATGTTGTTGGAAGAATTAAGGGATATCTATTACCTCCAGCAGAGGGTGTAAGTGATATTACATTATTTGTAAAATATCGTGACGGTGGTAGTGACAACGAAACTGTAGAATTTCAAGATGGTGAAATATTACTTCTTCAAGAAAATGTAACCTATGGAAATACAACTTTAAATAGTGGCGATAGTGTAATTACTCTTACATCAACAGGTGCGACTAGCATTGGATATTCTGTTGGTGTAGCAAAAGGCGTATATTTCATTAGAGGAACTTTTATAGATGTTCCCACATCATCTATTGTTCTTGATCCATATACTACAGATGTATCATATCGTGTCGGATTTGATATTCTTGAGCAAGTAGTTACTGCTGATGAAGATGGATCTCTTAATGATAATGCTAAGGGATTTACTAACTATGCAGCACCTGGTGCTGATAGATTAAAAATTACAGTCAAGTTAACTAAAAAGCAACTTCAAGACTACGAAGATGTTAACTTTGTAGAGTTGGTAAGAATTGATAAGGGTGAAATTAAAAGCATTCAAGATAGTTCAACTTATAGTGTAATTAAGGATTACTTTGCTAAGAGAACGTTTGATGAGTCTGGTAGTTATGCGGTAGATGCATTTAAAGTCGATATTGCCGAAACTTTAAATGATGAAACTGGAAATGGTGGACTTTACAGATCCGATGAACTGACTGAGCAAGGAAATGTCCCTACAGAGGATTTAATGTCGATTAGACTGTCTGCAGGGACAGCATACGTTAGAGGATATGATATTGATCTAGATTCTTCTGTAGTTGTTGATGTAGAAAAACCAAGAACAACAAAGAAAGTTAACAGTGCATTAATCCCATTTGCAATGGGAGGACTTCTAAAAGTTCACAATGTACGAGGAACTCCTTACATTAATATTGGAGCACCAATTTCTGGTAATAATGATAATACAATTGAACTTTATAATAGAGTAAGAAATTCTAGCAATACTGCATCAATTGGTAATAGTGCCAAGAAAATTGGTGAAGCAAGAGTTTATTGGTATGGAGTTTCTGATGCACCATATACAGGTGCTACAACTCAATGGGATCTATATCTGTATGATATACAGACTTTCACCACAATCTATCTTGCAAATGCATTCCCTGCAGCAGACGTTCCACTTACATCTTATGTAAGAGGTGTTTCTAGTGGTGCTACAGGATATATCCATGAAACTGTAAATAACGTTGGTGGATATAATCTTGTTCAAACTTCTGGAACTTTCTTAGTTGGTGAAAAAATAATCATCAATGAGAATGAAAGATTCCAGACAAGTTTAATAGCAGTAAATCAGTATACTGTTGAGGATATTAAATCAGTTTATCAAAATTCTGATGCACTGAATACTGATTTAGGAAGTGATTTTATTGCAGACACTGTACTTCATGAAAAAATTCTCCCTAATTTCTCTGCACTAGATAAACTGACAATATCTGGAGGAAATACTGGCGCAGTTTCTGGCAAGTTCTTCAATGCTGTTACTGGTATTAAGACTGAAGCAATTATCAAATATCAAACTGGAACTGCTGATCCAAACTTCAATATCATTACAGGTATTGCTGCAAATGGAACTTCTATCACTTTATCTTCTGGATCACCATCATCTGTTAACGGAATTTATAGCAACAATGTTACCAATGGAGACTCACAATTCTCCTTGATGGTTCCCAAGATTAAAAATTCTCTTAATTCTGGATTATATGCAGATTTGCCTAGAGCAAATATTGCTTCAGTAGATCTTGCAAGTTCAAATCTTACTATTAGTAAGCAAATTACTGGTCAAAGCACAGATGCTGTAGGCACACTAACTATTACTTCTACTGATGCTTTAGATACTTCAGCAGGAATCACTAGTGCTTTCTTTGAAACATTTGATGCGGAAAGATATGGTGTATTTTATGCTGATGGTACTATTGAGCAACTTACTTCAGATCAATTTGTTCTGGGTAACAACGGTAATTCAATTACATTGAATAACTTAACTCCAAATCAGAGTAATAATGTTACTGTCAGTGTAACTCTGAAGAAACAGCAAGTTACAAATAAGATCAAAGACTTTGTAAGGAGTAAGCAGTTACTTATTAGAAGAACTGCAGGAATTTCTACAGCGACTGGTCTTTCTACAAGTCCATATTATGGTCTAAGGGTTGAAGATAAAGAAATTTCATTGAATACTGCTGATGTTGTAAAAGTTCGTGCCGTATACGAATCTACAAATAATACTGCACCAGTATTAGATAGATTGACTTTTTCCACTGGATTGTCACTTGATGTCAATGCCATTGTTGGTGAAAAAATTGTAGGAAAGAATAGTAGAGCAATTGGACAGGTTGTTAATAGAACAGCAACAACTATTGATTATGTACCATTAAATGAAAATACTTTTGAAGTCGATGAATTTGTAGATTTTAAAGATTCTTCGATTAATGCTGCAGTTCAAGAAATAAGACTTGGTAGTTATGTTGACAGAACGTCTAATTACTATCTGGATAAAGGTCAAAGAAATCAATATCTTGATTATTCAAGAATTGTTAGAGTTGCAGGTAATGCTGCTCCAGCAAGACGATTATTAGTAATCTTTGATGGATATGAAACTGCAGCTGGAGGTTCTGGAGATATCTACACAGTAAATTCATATACTCAAGAAAGATATAAGAGTGATATTCCCAAGTTCCCAACTGGAGAACGTGCTAGTGATAGTTTAGACTTTAGACCAAGAGTTCAGGATTTTGATCCAGATACAACTAACGGATCACCATTTGCATTTAGTAGCAGAGATTATGATTCAACATACAGATATGTTGTAAAACCAGATGAAACTTCTCTCGTTGGATATAGTCACTACTTACCTAGAGTTGACTTAGTAACTTTAAACAGATTAGGTGAGGTAGAAGTCATTAAGGGTGAACCTGGAGATGGTGCTCAAGCACCAGTTCTTGCTGATGATGCAATGGAAATTGCACAGATTAATTATCCTCCTTATGTTTATAATACGAAAACAGGTCCTAAAATTGCATTAAGAGATAATAGAAGATTTACAATGCGTGACATTGCAAATCTTGAAGATAGAATTGAAAATCTGGAAGAAGCAACAAGTCTGTCATTGTTAGAATTGAGTGCTCAGAGTTTTGATGCAACAGATGCTAATGGTCTTAATAGATTCAAGTCTGGATTTATTGTATCCAACTTTACAGATAAATCTTTATTTGAACCGAAGTATACTACTGTTGACATTGATAAAACAAATAATTTTGCAGTTTCACCAGTTGATTTCTGGTCTCTACCAGCAGAACTTGCTCTAGACCCCTCGATTGATAGAACAACTGCAGATGTTACTCAGAATTTAAGACTTTTAGATCCAAACATTCAAAAAACTGGTGATATTCTCACTCTAAAATATGATGAAGTTGATTGGTTAGAGCAACCACATGCAACAACTGTTGAAAATGTAAATCCATTCAACGTTATTGTATATGTTGGTGGTGTGACGTTGGATCCAGCAGCTGATAATTGGACTAGAACCATTTATATTGATGATCAAAGAACTGAAACTACTGGTGCTAATTGGGTTCAAAAAGCTACAGTTAATGTAGATGTTAATGTAGTTAAAGGAACTAAGTATGTAAGAAGAGCTGGTAGAGGTGAAAGAAGAAAAGTTACTACCCGTACAACTACTACAACTACCACAACAACATACCAACCAAAACTTGTAGGTCCTTCTAGAGAATTTGATTATGTTGAAAGTTTAAAAATCTCAAGTAGTGTAGATCCATTTATGCGTTCTAGAAACGTATACTTTAAAGCAGATGGATTGAGACCTTTCACTAAGCACTATCACTTCTTAGATAGTCAGCAAATTGACACTGCTCCAAAGGTTGTCAAGATTGCAATGTCTTCCGGAACATTCACTGTATTTGAAGATGTTGATGTTTTCAGTGGAAACAAAAAGATTGGTCACATGAGAATTCAGAGACCAAATCATAAGTTTGGCGACTCTACACGACCAGATATTACAGCAGGACTTGGATCTCCATCAGAATATGTTGAAGCATATACTGTAGATCCTTATGATAAAGATGCGCCAGCCCCATCAACCTCATATTCAGCAACATCTAAATTGTTGAATATTGATGTTAGAGCACTTGCTAATCAAGAAAAATATTATGGATATCTCACAAGAGGTGCAAGAATTGTAGGAAGAACAAGTGGTGCTGTTGCAACTGTCGAAAGATCTGAATTAATTTCAGATAACTGGGGTGATATTATTGCAGCATTCTTCTTTAGAGATCCCAACACCACACCACAACCACCAACTAAGGTAACTAGCGGTACCAAGACCGTTAAATTAACTGCTCTCCCACCTGGTGTCACTCCAACTCCTGGATCGAACGCGTTCCAATCAGAAGCATTTGGAACTTATAGTGGTTCTGGTACTATCAGAACACAGATAACCAAGCGTGTTGCTGTTAGAAATCCACCCAGACCAAAACCAAAACCAACAACTGTTACAAAAGCAGTTCATAGAGATCCTTTAGCACAGACATTCACTGTTGATTCTAAGGGTGCAATGTTGACATCATTCGACCTTTTCTTTGCATCTAAAGATCCTAATGCCAAGATCTTTGTAGAACTTAGAACAGTTGAATTAGGAACCCCAACACAGTTCTTGGTTCAGGACTACTGCCAAGTAGCACTCAATCCAGATCAGATTAACGTATCTGATGATGCTAGTGTAGCAACTAATGTTAAATTCTCATCTCCAGTGTATCTGGAACCAGGAATTGAATATGCAATCGTAATTCTGTGTCCATCATCTGATGGATATGAAATGTGGACTGCACTGATGGGTGAAAAGACAGTCAAAACTGCAAATCTTCCCAATGTACAGAATGTTATTGTCACTAAGCAGTATATTGGTGGAGCACTGTTCAAGTCTCAAAATGGTACAATCTGGACTCCAAACCAATATCAGGATTTAACATTCAAACTCTATAAGGCGAAGTTTGTTAACTCAGGAACATTGACTTTCTACAATACTCCTGTTACTTCAGGTGGAACTAATGTTGCTAGACTTCAGAACAATCCTATTGAAGTATTACCAAGAAGACTCAAAGTTCCCATCGCTGGAGCACTTGATGCTGCAGTTGTACCTGGTGTTAAAGTTGGTGAAGGAACAAGTCCAAGCATCACTGGTTTCGTAGAAAATCTTGGTGGACCAATTGTCACCAAATCAATAAGTCAAGTGGGCGCAGGTTATTCAAATGGTGTATTTGCCAATGTTCCATTATATAACATTAGTGGAAACGGAAGTGGAGCACAGGCAACAGTTACATTTGCTGGATCTGTAATTAGTACATTAAGTGTTACTACTGCTGGTGAGGGTTATGTTCCAGGAGACATTCTTGGAATTACTACCGCTAATGTAGCATCTGGTGTTGGTGGTCAAGTTTCTGTTCAGACTATTGGTGCAACAAATGCACTTTATCTGACAAATGTTCAAGGTGAAAACTTCACGAATACTGAAACAATTCAGTATTATACTGATCCTGACGATGAAACTTCTAGAACCTCAGCAACATCAACTGTTAATGGAAACTCTTCTTTAGTTGACGATATGTTCTCTGGCAATGTCATGAGAATTAAGCAATATAACCATGCACATCATGGCGGAAATAACAAAGTTGAAATTGTTGATATTAAACCAGATAGAGAAAGAGTTCAATTAACTGCAGAATTTGGTATTAATGATACTTCAGTTTCCGTTGCCAATACCAGTGTATTTGCAACCTATGAAGGTCTGACTACTTCTCGTGGGTATGCACTAATACAGAATGAAGTTGTATTATACACTAATATTGTACAGGGTTCTAATGGTGCTGGTACACTTACAATTGGTTCTAGAGGATTGAATGGATCAGTCTCTGTTTCACATGCTAGGGATACTGAAATTCAACCTTATGAAGTTGCTGGTGTTTCTCTTATGAGACTTAATAGATCACACGATCTTCCATCAACATTCTATAGAAGTGAAAATTCAAATCTTGACAATTACTTCTTAGAATTTGATAGAACTCTTCCAACTCCAATTGCTAGAGATTCTGATGAAGGATTCCTAAACTTTAATTCACGCAAGGGTCTAGGTGGAAATACTGTCGGTATTTCTCAAAATCATCAGTTTAGTTCTATTGAACCTCTGTTTAATGTTATCACTCCAGGTAAAGGAACTGCTGTACAAGCATTAATTAGAACTGTATCTGGAACAAGTGGTGGTGGCACTGAGACTTCATTTATCGATCAAGGTTATGAACCAATTGCTCTCAATAGAGTTCTTCAGTTAAACACACCAAGATTGGTTGCTTCTGAAATCAATGAGACTGCAAGATTGACCACTTTACCATTGAATAAGTCACTCACTATGAGAGTGAACTTCACCACTGAAGATGAAAATCTATCACCAATGATGGATATTCAGAATTCTACTTTTATTCTTGGTAGAAATAAAACAAATGCACCTATTGATAACTATGTTTCTGATGGAAGATCAAATGCAATTGATGGGGATCCTCATGCATCTGTATTTGTAACTGAAGGAATTTCTCTTGAGCAACCAGCAACATCTCTCAAAGTGTTTATTGCTGCCAACAGACAAGAGGATGCTGATTTTAGAGTATTCTACAAACTCTTTAAGGCAGATTCTAGTGAAATTCCACAATCATTTGTTCCATTCCCAGGATATAATAATCTTAAGGATACTGATGGTGATGGATATGGTGATGAGGTTATCACTTTAGGTTCAAATGATGGAAGACCTGATGCATTTGTTACCCCTGACACTATCTCATCATTTAGTGAGTATAGATTTACAGCAGATAATCTGGAACAATTTGAAGCATTCGCTATCAAGGTTGTAAGTTCTTCTAGGAATGAATCAACTCCAGTGAAATTCAAGGACATTAGAATTATTGCACTTGCATAAAATGGCAGAAAATAATGAAGATCTAATCCCTGTAAAGGGTTATTCCAATCTTTTCAGGGACCGTGAAACGGGGGCTATCGTTAACACCGACAAATCTGGATATAAAAATTATATGCGGATGAAGGAACAGAAAATGCGTGAAAAGCAAGAACTTGATACAATAAAGAGTGATATTGAAGAAATCAAACTACTTTTGAGGCAACTAACAAATGGATCCTGATCAAATTACACTTGAAAATCTTTCAAAAAGTTTTGAATACACAAAACTTGCTAAAGAAATAGACTCTTGTGATGATAGAGATATCCTGAAAGACATTGCAAAATCTTACGCAAAACTTTATTTGAAGCAACAGGAAGTAGTTTCAAGATTGGGACTTGAAGGAATATAAATAATTCCTAGATCCTGATAAAATATATTAATGGCTGAGATAAAAGTCAGAGTAGGTCAACAACCAGCAGTAAAAGTTATATCTTCACTTGCAGGTGCCCAAGGTCTGTCTTTAGCCGAACTAAGTGATGTAAATGCCACCAACTTACAAAATGGCATGGTTCTTGTATATAATTCTGCTACTAGAAAGTGGGATGCCACTTTAGAATTGACACCAGGAGCGACACAGAATTTAGACATCAACGGGGGAAACTTCTAAATGGCAAGTATTATTAGGATCAAAAGATCCTCAGGTACAGCTAAACCATCGACTTTACAATGGGGTGAACTTGGATACGTAACTGGTATTGGTAGTTTTGGTGGCACCAACCAATACAAGGATAGAGTTTTCCTCGGAGATGATGGTACTAATGCTAACCCCGTTGGTGGTTATTATTATACCTCAATGATGGAGCATTCTCCAGGTGCTGTTGCTGGACTGGCAGGTAACAACACTAGAAACCAAGATAGAGGTGTTGTTGCCGTAATGGCACCTGCAACCAACTCCGCTTTAGGTGGTGCAGAATCACTTAAAGTTGACGAATGGAACGTCGATAATTTAAGAATCGATGGTAACACAATCAGTTCAACTAATACTGATGGTGATATCAATTTAGACCCAGCAGGAATTGGTAGTGTAAGAATTCCTGATGACACTTTCCTTAACTTTGGTAGCGATAACGACTCACATATTGAGTATGATGAGGACGGTACCAATCAGTTAACGATTACTGGTGCTGACGTAAGAATTAATATTCCAACAGAATCTTCCAATAAAGACACCGGTGCTCTTATTGTTGAGGGTGGTGTTGGTATTGAGAAGAATCTCAGTGTTGGTGGAAATATTGAGATTGATGAACTGAGATTTCAAGATAATGTAATTTCAACCAAAACTAGCAATACTTTATATCTTGATCCATATCCCGATGGATTGAGTAATGAAGGAACGGTAGTTATTAAAGGTGATCTTCAAGTTGATGGTACAACCACAACAGTAAACTCAACTTCAGCAACAGTAAATGATCCTATTCTTCACGTTGGTGATGTAACCAGCGTAAGAACAGTAATGACTGATGTCGTTTCTGGTGTCAGCACTGTAAGACTCGACTCTATTGTTGCTATTGCAGTTGATGATGTTGTAAGTGGAAATGCTGGTCTGAGTGCTAGTGGTATCAACACAGTTACTGGTATTGACGCTACCAATAAAATTATTACTCTGCAGGATGCAACTACTGCTGGTATTAGTACAACTACTGAGTTGACTATCACTCACGCAACTGATACCAACACTGATAGAGGTCTGTCATTTGCATATAATACTGCAACTGGAACTGCTAATCAGGTAACTGGATTCTTCGGTTTTGATGATAGTTCTATTGCAGATTCTACTGCTGATGCAGATAATCATGGAACTCACGCTGACGATAGCAGAAGATGGACTTACGTTCCTGACGCAACTATTTCTAATAGCGTAGTCACAGGAACCAAAGGTTTCCTTGATATCAAGGGTATCTACTATCAGGCAGGCGACTATAATCTTGGTGGTGTCGTTTACTTTGATGACACTGGTCTGCAGCGTTCAACTAATGCTGTTTCCACATCAATTAAAACATCAAAGCAGATCTTAACTGCATTGACAAAGGTAACTCTTCAAGTTGCTAACTCTGTCACTCTTGCAGAAGGTGATGTCGTGAAGCAAGATGGCTCTGGTGCATATGGTGTTGTTGAATCTGCTGTAACTGGTGGAACTGCAATTGCTCTTGTCGGTGTTGAAGGTACTTTCAATGCAACTGGAAACCTTAGAAAAGAGGGCAATAACGGATCTATCCAGAACTTGAATTCTGCAGTTAATGCTACACCAAGCGTGATATATACTAATAAACCCCACTGGACTACAACTCTCGATGGGGGTACATTCTGAGGCAACTAATGGAACAACAAGGTGAAGTGGATGTAAATGTTCTCATCAAACTTTATAATTCTAAACTAGCAGCAGCATCCAATCAAAATGTGCTACTTGAAGCTAAATTGGCAACTTTGAATCAAGATTATAAAGAAAAGATCGAAGCATTGATTGCTGAAAATGCTGATTTGAGAGCACAATTAGAAACATCGGAGTAATATGGCAAAACCATCAACTAGGCAAGGATTAATCGATTATTGCTTGCGTCAACTTGGTGCTCCCGTATTGGAAATCAATGTGGATGATGACCAAATTGATGACCTAGTTGATGATGCCATCCAATATTTCAATGAGCGTCATTTTGACGGTGTTGAAAAGATGTATCTTAAGTATAAGATTACTGAAGATGATGTAAATAGAGGTAAAGGTAAAGGTACAGGGGGTGTAGGAATTGTTACCACCACTGCTACCGATACTTCAGGTAGAACGTATAATTTTTACGAAACAGAAAACTATATTCAGGTTCCCGATTCAGTAATCGGTATTGAAAAGATTTTTAAATTTGATTCCAGTTCCATCTCTGGTGGAATGTTTAGTATCAAATATCAACTGTTTTTGAATGATCTTTATTATTTCAATTCAGTTGAACTTCTTCAATATGCAATGACTAAGAGTTATCTTGAGGATATTGATTTCTTACTTACAACTGATAAGCAGATCAGATTTAATAAGAGACAAGATAGATTATATCTCGATATTGATTGGGGATCCCAACCTAAAGATGAATTTATTATTATTGAATGCTATAGAGCATTAGATCCTGCATCATTTACTCAGATTTACAATGATAGTTGGATGAAACAATATCTGACTGCATTAATCAAGAGACAGTGGGGTAGAAACTTAAGTAAGTTCAAGGGTGTCAAACTTCCTGGTGGAATTGAATTGAATGGTGGAGAAATTCTCCAACAAGCAGAATCTGAGTTAGCAGACATTAAAGGAAGAATGATGTCTGAGTATGAATTACCACCTCTCGACTTTATTGGATAATGGCTCTTAATCCTTTCTTTCTTGGCGGCACACAGTCTGAACAGAGACTTGTTCAGGATATTGTTAATGAGCACCTTAGATTCAATGGTATTGATGTAACTTACATACCAAGAAAATTTGTCAATAGAAAGACAATTATAGAAGAGGTACAAGCATCAAAGTTTGATGATAACTATGTAATTGAAGCGTATCTCAACAACTTTGATGGATACAGTGGTGCAGGAGATATTTTAACTAAATTTGGTGTTAGTGTAAGAGATGAATTAATTCTAACAATCTCTAAGGAGAGATTTGAAGATTTTATTGCACCATTTATGGCGGGTACAGATGATGGTACTGATGATAGTCTTCTTCCAACACCTACAAGACCAAGAGAAGGAGACTTAATATATTTCCCTCTTGGACAAAGATTATTTGAAGTTAAGTTTGTAGAGCATGAAAATCCATTCTTCCAACTTGGAAAAAATTATGTTTATGAATTAAAGTGTGAACTCTTTGAACTTGAATTGGATGATGTTCTGGATACTTCTATCCATGAAATTGATAAAACTATTCAGCAAGAAGGTTATATTACAACTCTTCAATTAGTTGGAGTTGGAAGAACTGCTGCAGCGACTGTTCAACTCAGTGGATCTGTTAATAGTGGTTATGTTAAAGAAATTTTCTTAAATAATGATGGAAAGGGATTCACCAGTTCACCAGTAATCACATTTTCACCATCTCCAACTGGTCAACCAGGAGACAGAGCAACAGCAGTAGGATTCTTAACAACTTCTGGTGGTGTTACTTCTATAGATAGAATTCTTTTAACAAATGCTGGTGCAGGATATACAACTCCACCAACAATCACAATTAGTGGTGGAGTAGGTGCAGCAGCAACTTGTTCAATCATAACTAATGGTAAGGGTGCTGTTAGATTCACTGTTATTGATGGTGGTGTTGGATACTCTACAGCACCTACAGTTACAGTTTCTAGTCCACCAATTTACGCATCAGTTGTGGATGTTGGAGTAATAACTACTGTTGCACCAGGATTTGCTTATACAACATCTCAGAAATTTGATTCTGAACTGGTCACATTTGATCGGGAACTTACCTTTGACAAGAATTGATAAATAGAAGAAAGTATTTTTAAATAATGGCAAGATTAGGCATATCAACAGGAACTACGCCAAATGATGGTACTGGGGATACCCTCATCGCAGGTGCAGTTAAGATTAATAAGAATTTTGAAGAAATTTACAGTGCCATCGGCAATGGCACTACTATCTTTGCAGGAAGTCCCAATTTAAATAATCTTGGTATTGTTACTGCCACAGAATTTTATGGCGACGGATCCAATCTTACTGGTGTCGGTGCCGATGTAACAATTCAAGATAATGGGACAGGAATTGGAACTGCCAGGGTTATCAACTTCGGAGATTACCTTGACGTATCTTCAATTACATCGACTGGCATTTGTACAGTAACGTCAACGTTCGTTGGAAGTAATCAACTTGGCGTAAGAACGGATGTCTCTCAGACCACGGGTTCTATTGCAAATGATGCTGCAGCAAATATTTCATTTGCAGGATTTAAGTCATACACTCTTTATAAGGTACAAACTTCTGAAGCGGCTTGGGTTACTTTATATACTAATGCAGCAACAAGGACGGCAGATGCAGGTAGACAGATCACTAGTGATCCTGCAGCGGGTTCTGGTGTAATTGCAGAAGTTATAACAAGTGGAGCGCAGACTAAACTTATTACACCTGCAACAATTGGATTTAATGACGACAATCCAGTTTCCACCACAATTTATGCAAAAGCAGTCAATAAGAGTGGTAGTACACAAAATATTACAGTAACTTTAACAATCCTTCAATTAGAAACCTGATGGAAAATACTAGAAGATATGGAGTAATAGTATGTGATTGTTGCCATTTAGATTCTTTATATGACGATTTAGAAACTCCTGGAGGTACTGAATGTATTCCAGAAAGAGAAGTTAATTGTGCAGAAAGAAAACCAACTAGCACAGTAACTTTATATGATCTGACTGATGAAGAGGCAGATAATATAAGAAATGATGATAGGGTTATTCATGTTGAAGATTATGATGCTATCAATTCAATGATAGTGAAGCAACTTGACTATGAACAATCTTCTACAAATTATGATAAAGGTGCTGCCCAAAATGCAGATCATATCAATTGGGGACTACTAAGATGTACTGAAGGTACAAATAGATATGCTTGGGGTGCCGATGGATTTGCAACTCAAACAGGTATTTCAACTGTTACTTGTAGTGGAAAAAATGTTGATGTTGTCATTGTAGATACTACAGTTGATGGAAATCATCCAGAATTTGCAGTCAATGCTGATGGTACTGGTGGAAGCAGATTTGTTAGATATAATTGGTTTCAACATAGACATGAAGTAAATAGCGATCATCCTGCAGAATATGATTATGACTCTCCTCTACAAGATTCATCTGTTTCTGACCATGCAACACACTGTGCAGGAACTGTTGCAGGAAATACTCAGGGATGGGCAAGAGATGCTAACATCTATAATATTGATGTTTTTGGTAGTGGAAATCTTCCAAATCTTTCTCCAGGTGAGGGTTTTGAATATGTGAAACAATTTCATTTAAATAAACCAATCAATCCAGAAACGGGTAGAAGGAATCCAACCATTATTAATAATAGTTGGAGTGTAAAATCAGAACGTTCTCGTGTAAGACACGTTTCTGTAGCATCAACAGGAAGACCTATAGAGCAAGTCAGTTGGAGAGGAACCACATATGATGGTCCATTTACATTAGAGCAGTTGGAATCCTTTGGTATTATGGATGCAACAACGTATGGTGGAGAATATGGAGAAGGAAGGGTTAGAGCTGGAGGACATAGTGTCTTTCAAATAGTTGCAGCACAAGAAATGATTGCTGCTGGTGTTATTAGTGTTGGAAGTGCTGGTAATGATAAAACGAAAATTTGTAAAGTAAGTTCTGATCAAGATTGGAGTAATGCTTACCTAGGTGACTATAGATCTAATTTCAGTGGTCAGATGACTAGAGGAAGTCAGCATTATCATAGAGGAAATTCTGTAGGAACTCCACCTATGGATTCATATCCTATGCCAATAGCATTTCCCAAAGCATCCCCAATTTGTGTTGGAGCAACAAACTCTGCTGTTGTTGATGCAAAAAGATCGTTTAGTAATTGTGGTCCAAGAGTAGATGTATATGGACCAGGAACTAATATTCAATCTGCTAGACATAGTGGATATGGTTTTGTTCTTGATCCAAGAAATAGTGAGTATGGTTTATCTAAGCAGAATGGTACTAGTATGAGTGGTCCACAAATATGTGGATTACTTGCCTGTGTTTTAGAAATATATCCAAGAAAAACAATGGGAGAGATTAGAGAATATATGGAAACTTATTTTAAACAAGATCAGTTGTTAGATACTAGTGGTGGTTATACTGATGAAAACTCATTACAAGGCGGTGCAAATCTTTATGCATTCCATAAACCAGAAAGAGAAAAAGAAGGTGTAACGATTCCAAGAATTGGTGAATGGATTAGACCATCTAGTGGTCAATTATGGCCAAGACAAAAATATTTGTATTGATTAGAGTTAAGATAAATAGTAAAAAAACTATTTGTCATAATGCCCGGAAGTAATAAGTTTACAAAAGCTATGCATCATCTGAGGTCAACTCAGATTGATGAACGCATCAGGGCGCTTAATGAAGGACCCACAAATAATACTTCTGGATATTATGTAATAGAACCTGATACGGTTACTGTTATACCTGCGGTCAGATCAGATCTAGATCTAACTGCAGATGATCCAAGTCTTTTAGGTAAAGACACTTCAGGTCTCTTTGATCAATCTGGAAATCCATTGACTGAAATGCCTCCTGGGGACACCAGTTTCATTTTAGGTCCAATGGTTAGTGTTTATTTTCCAGACGGAGAATATAGTGCTATTGGATATATTCAAAAAGATACAAGAAAAGTAATTAATTTAGCAAGAATTCCTGGTAGAGTTAGTGAATGGGCTACTGGTGGAAATGTTGAAGGATTTGTAAGTTATAGTCAATTAACGTTAGAGCAAGCGTTATGGTATAGAGATAAATTGATCAATGGAAATACTTCTACATATAGAGTTTTTTATGTTGGTGTTTTTGAGCAATTGAATTCTGAGAGTGATGTAACTGATCCTAGTACTGGTGTTGATGTTGATGAATATGGAAGATGGGAAGGAGAAGTTACTGATCAAGGAGAAATATTAGAACCAGAAAAAACTGAAGTAACTCCAGGAAAGAAAGGACCAGACCCTGATATGCCCCCTGGTATTGCAAATCCAGCATTTCAGAAATTAAGGGATAAATTTAAGAGAGGTGAAAATTTAACTATCGATGACTTCCCGTCAGCAGCAGATTTTTCTGCGTTTAAAAATGGTGGTGGAAATGCTGCTTTGAGACAGGGAAAAACTATTGGTGAAGTTATTAGGCAGGGTGTTATCAACATCAATGGTTATAATAGTGGTGCTAGACTTCCAGATTATGATGATTATATGGGTCCAGCGTTTGGAAATGACTCTGTAGCAAATCGTGAAAGACAAAAAGCAGTAGATGCTAGAAATGATGCTCTTTATAATTATTGGCGAGACAACTATGTAAATCCAGACACGTCAGTTAATCCTCAAGGTCTTACTCAGAAACAGATAGATGATATGCCGGACTGGTATAGGGATTTATCTACCCCACCAGATCCAAATAATTTTGCTGGTGCGTTTAAAGATACTCCAGTTGGTCAGGCAGTTAATGATTTCATGAACGACCCAACTCATGGGTGGTGGAGACAAGCAGCTTTAGAACTTGGCGTAGGTGCATTAGGTGCAGCACTAGGCAAAGGAAAAGTACCATCAAAAGGAAAAGGATTGGCTAGAGGAAAAGGATTCACCGTCGGTGCAACAGGATTAAAGAAGGGTGGATTTGATGCATTAAAAGGTGGTCAAAATCTACACAAAGGTAGTAAAGGTATATTAACCAATCCTTTAGGACAGAAACAAGTATATGCTGCGCCAACAGTTGGTCAGCGTGGACCAAGTGCATTTAGACCTGGTACTGGTGGATCAAGATATGTAGAATATGGTTCTAATCCCTTTGGTGGAGCGCAAGGAAAAAGTGGTCAAGCAGGTGGTGTTGTTGGTAGTGTTGTTCCTCCTCGTGCAAGACGTATTGGTGGACCCGAACCACAATCTGCTGTAGATCCTAAAACCTTTCAGAAAGGTCAAAGAATCTTTCAGAAAGCGTTTGATCCTAAGTATGCTAATACCCCCACAGCGCAAAGGATACGTCAGCAAGCAGGTCAAGCAGGATTTGGTGCTTCACCAAATATTCCTGCATCCCAATTGCCAACAACATCTCAACCATCTGTAAAATCTGGCGGTAAGCCTTTTAGCAAATTTTCACAATCAGCATTAGGTTCTGGTGCTTCTGCAGCGGCAGCAGCAGGTATGATTGGATCACAACCTGAAGAGTCGGGAGAAAAAGTAAGCACTAAATCTAATCGTAGAGGACGTAGAAAACAACAGAAACAGAAACAACAGAAACAAGAGATACCGCCTGTGGAAATGCCAATAATAAAACAACCTAGAGGTGGAAGTAATATGCCAACACCTTCTGCATATGAGTTAATTGATCAAGATCCTAAGAAAACAACAATTGCTTCCCGTGGTAAATCTATTGGACGTAGTTTAAGATCTTCTAATGAACTTGAAGGTAAATTACTTGCAGAAAATCGCAGAAGAATTTTACATAACATTAAAAAACCATATGAGTTACCAGAAGCAAAGACTGAAAAGATTAAGCATCGTCCAAATGCAAACAGATGGTCTACAAGATCTGTTGGTGATGGTCTAATGAAGAGGGCAGAAGTTCCAACATCCTTTAAGAGACTTGAGGATAATGTATGGAAAAAACAAGATCGCCATTGGAATGAAAGATATTCTCAAGAAAGAAAGAATATGATTCTGGATGCGGTCGGAACTTCAGATCATGCTTGGGAGTATATTACAGATCGTAGTGCATCTGGTAATGACGCAAAGATGTATGAAAACTTTGGTCAGGGTATAAAAAATCAAATTATTGAGAAGAAAAAAATAGGTAATGATTACATCATCAAGATGTACAATGAAGAAGGGAATGTTGAAATTGTAACTCAATCAATTCTGAATGAAAGACTTCAAAGACAACACGAATTGAAAGAGCAAGAAACCATCTATGCTCCTAAAGATCCTTTAGTTGCAAGAATTAGGAATAAGTTGTATTCACAAATTGATTATCCAAATAAACCAGCAAAACTTGGATATCCAGATGAACCACCCAAACAAATGATAGGTGGATATCACCCAGAATTTGGAGATAGGCACTCTTATTATAATAGATTGGATAGGCATAGTGCAGATACTATGCAAAATGCTCCCACTCAAGATATGAAAATTGATATGAAAGTTCAAAAGCAAACCACAATGCAGAAAACATTGAATATTATCAATAACATAAGAGCAGCAAAAGCACAATATGCAAAGGCAACAAAGAAAAATAAATAGTTCATTGGTAACCCAATAAAATGACAAGAACAATACCTGGTAGTGGTGCTCAAGTAACGGCGGTTCTCAATCCGTCTTTTGGAGTAGCGTCTTTCAATATTATCAGTGGTGGGACTGGATATGCAACCACAGACCCCCCAAAAATTGAAGTACAAGGAACATCAACACCAACTGTTGCTGGATCGTTTTATCCAATCATTCAAAATGGTTCTATTGTATCAATAAAAGTATTATCTTCTGGATCTGGATATATTCCAGCAGTTTCTATCGCACAGACTGCAGTTGGTATTGCCTCTGTTGGTAGAAGTGGTAGTGATGATGTTGTTAAGTCAATTTATGTTGTCAATCCAGGTTTTGGATATACAGAAACTGCAACTGTTACTATAGCAAACCCAGACATTTTAACAGGTGTTGGAACTTACTTCTTCAATGAGATCGTATATGGTGAAAGATCTCTTACTGAAGCAAGAGTTAAGGATTGGGATCAAGATACTAAGATTTTGCAGATAACAAATGTTGGTATTGGATCCACAAGAAATGCATTCTATCCAGGTGAAACAATTATTGGTAAAGAGTCTGAAGCTAGATATTCTCTTCAGAATTTTGAACAGTATGATACAAATGATAAATATAGCGAGAATGATTTATTTGAATCGGAAGCAGATGCTATCTTAGATTTCAGCGAATCGAATCCATTTGGGACATTTTAATGTTAGGAACATACTATTATCACGAGATAATTAGAAAGACGATTATAGCGTTTGGAACGTTATTCAATGACATAAATGTTCGTCATCAAGATGGTGATGGAAGGGATATTAGTCAAATTAAAGTTCCTCTAGCATATGGTCCAAGTCAGAAATTTTTAGCAAGACTAACTCAACAAGCAGATCTAAACAAACCAATTCAGATCACCATGCCAAGAATGTCATTTGAAATGACATCAGTTGCATATGATTCAAGCAGGAAATCTAGTTTAGTTCAGACATTTAAGACTTGTGATGATGGCACCAAGGCAAAGAAAGTCTTTATGCCAGTACCATATAATATTGGATTTGAATTAAATATTTTATCAAAGTTAAATGATGATTCTCTTCAAATTTTAGAGCAGATTCTTCCATATTTCCAACCACATTTTAATCTTACAATTGACCTAGTAGAGTCTATTGGAGAAAAAAGAGATATTCCAATCATCTTAGAATCTGTAAATTTCCAAGATGATTATGAGGGAAACTTTGATACTAGAAGGGCACTCATCCATACATTAGCATTTACTGCAAAGACATATCTGTTTGGTCCTGTTGCAGATAGCAGCGATGGTCTTATCCGTAAGGTTCAGGTTGATATGTATACAAGCACTGATCGCGCAACTGCTAAGCGTGAGATGCGTTATACAGTCACACCAACGTCCAAGATTGATAGAAATAATGATGGCGTAATCAACGAAGCAGATCACATTTTATTAGAGCCAGGAGATGATTTTGGATTTAGTGAGAACTTCGAGTTCTTACCAGACTCCAAGACTTATAGTCCAACTCGTCAAACTGATATCTAATTACTATGTCAAATAATTATGAGTCTATTGACAACGCACTTGATATTGAAAGTAGCATTGTTGAATCACAACCCTCTAAACCTGTTCCACCAAAAGTGGAAAAAAATGACATAACTAAAGATTATGAATATACTCGTGCCAATCTATATTCTCTTATAGAAAAGGGGCAAGAGGCAATCAATGGAATTATGGAACTTGCGGGAGAGAGTGCAAGTCCTAGAGCATATGAAGTTGCTGGACAACTCATCAAGAGTGTTGCTGATACTACAGATAAGTTAGCAGATCTTCAAAAGAAGTTAAAAGATCTGGAAGAAGACAATACTAAGAAGGGACCAAGCAATGTTACTAACAATGCTTTATTTGTTGGATCTACATCTGAACTGTCAAAACTGCTGAAGCAAGGTTTTCTAAATAATAATGAGTCCGACTCCAAATAATGGCGAAAAAATCCTGTAAAAAAGGATATTACTATTGTTACTCTTCTAAGAAGTGTAAAAGAATCCCTATGGGATATTATGTTGGCGGAGGCGGATGGCTTCGTAAAGAAGAAGAAAAGTCCGAAGATACTAATACTGAAACAAAAAAGAATGGCAATGGAAATGGTGCAAATGGCAATGGAAATGGGAATGGGGGGTCTAATGGGGGCTCTAATGGCGGAGGAGTATCAGAGGC